CCGCGATCGTGAGAGAGCATCTCGACGTTCTAATCCACCAGGAAACCCCTGTTGGATTTCACAACGCATGGAGAGAACAGGCTCAGAAATGCTACCCATTCATGCGAGGAGGCTATTGTGCGCTATGCTGGCCGGCAGGAACTCCTCCTCGTCAACAATGGATGGATTACATCAAAGACAACGGCTTAGGATCGCGCCGCTCGATCTCTTTCGAAGAGTGGTCGGAGTCCAGACACGCCCGAAGACAGGCCGTTTTGAGTGAGTGGAATTCGATCATTGAGAGCCCTGAGAGACCGAATTCCAAAAAAACAGGCTGGATTCGAAGATTCTTCTTCAAAGGATCCTGAATCTACCGTGTTTACCCCCCAATCGAGGGAACGGTTTTCTCAATTCACGACGTCCTGAGCGACGTTCTTGATCAGATAGAGGATCGTTTCCTTTGGATCCATCTTCTTGGCCCTGAGAATAACCATGTAATTCCAAAGTCGTACTGGTGATGTTGAGGAATCCGAGGTCGAGTAGGCGTTGATCCAAAGACCATTGGCGACTACATGTTCCGGGTCGACAACTCCGCGCGCTGGATTAGGTGCATTACCCGAGTTCGCGAGGAAGTCAGAGACCGAACTCGACCGCAATTGGTACCCTGCTTGCACCCATGCAATTTGTCGATTGTCGGCAGCATCACAGATGGCATCGAATCCAACTGATCCAATCGTGTCCGTAGCCAGGGAAGTACACATCTGATACTGACCATCGGCGGTGCCGATCTCTGCTCGATTAGAAGCCGGCCAAATGTAGAACTCTTCCACGACCCAACCCCTGGTCAGATCGTTGGCTTCGTAGCGGAAGATCTCGTGATCCACCATACGAGCATTGTCGGCCATCGAAAATTGACCTCGGAGAGATAATGTTCGACTCATTTCTTAGCCATCCTCCTTGCTGCTGCTGCACATCGCTTGAATCCGTCCTTCTTCCAAGATCCATTCTTCTTCTTGTACTTGTGCTGAATCTTCTTGAATGCTTTTCCATAGCGCTTAGACGCCGCTGAGGCCCTGCGTTTCTTCTTAGGCTCAGGAGGCAAAGGGAAGCCGGTTGCAGAAGCCCCCAATGCCTCCAACACCATTCCTTGCGCAACCCCTTGCCTTTCGGGTAGTGTAGAGAATAAGAGATCCTTCTGTATTTGAGTGACAGGTGATGCTTGATGCGCACTGACGGCTGCATTGCCTAAACGAGCCCCTGCTGGCCCACCTAATGCTAAACCGATCAACACACCCACTCCATGTTCTAAGACATCGAGCCTTCGCTTCTCCTCAGCCGTAAGCGCCATACGATCACTGCTGCGATAGTGCAAGTGCCATTGCTGCTTCTTTTGAGAGTGTTTCAGATGTGCATTCCATTACCAGAGAGATCGTTATGTTCTCTTCCCAGCCAGTGGTTGTGGTTGCACCAGAGAGATACATTTGTTCAACACCGATCAAGTAACCCTGGTCCCAGCGCTGTGGTGCGTTGTCCAGAGAGTCAGAGACGTATGATGGGACACCATCAGAAGCATCTTCGTTGTATGCGATCATTCGACCTGATGCCACTACTGACTTGTTGGCTCCGGTGACTACGATCGCAGTTTGTGTTTGAGTGGTGAGTTGGAAGTCTGCCGATGCTGGCTTACCTGCCTTAACCTGGGGTGTGGTTCCTGCAGCGTCTGAGTATTGAACCGCAATGTTGTGGATCCTCAAGACAGCCTTGCCAAGTGCATCGACGTATGCTCCAAGGTCGATACCGACTTCCAGGAAGTCGCCAGCGCCTGATGCGCCGTCTGCTGAAATCAATGGTAGGGCTTTGCGGATAAAGAACGAGTCTGTCTTCGCCATAGTAGTAGTAGTAGTAGATCGGTACATAGAGTACAGTAGTACAGTAGTAGTAATACTGCTATAACCTGACATAGGGTTATATCACATTTACAAGACGCAACCTCATGGATTACTACGACGAATGGCGCACTATTTTGACTGAAGAGGAAAGATTAGCAATCATCTATGCCAACTGGGAGAGTTGGTTCGATGCCGATGATGAGCATTTGACGATCAATATCTGCCTTGAATGCGGCAATGCACTGAACGATGGCGTGTGTGAGGTGTGCGAATGAAGACAACTACGATCAGAATCACTGAGGATCAGCACACTTGGATCAAACAAAATCGTCCAAACCAACTCTCCGCGATCGTGAGAGAGCATCTCGACGTTCTAATCCACCAGGAAACCCCTGTTGGATTTCACAACGCATGGAGAGAACAGGCTCAGAAATGCTACCCATTCATGCGAGGAGGCTATTGTGCGC